GCATTTATTTACCGAGGGGAAAATGAGCATCCCGTCACATGCGATACGCATTGCCTTGCACAAAGAAGCAATCCTGGCCGCGGTGCGGGCCAAGGTTGATGTCGATCTCAAATCTTTTACCTCCGGCTTCGACGCTTCCGAGCAATGCTTGTTCATCTCGTATAAGCGCTTTGCCAATGCCGAACGCCGCACCATTTTGGTTGGGTTCGGCGAAGGGCTTGTCAGCGCCGTGCGTGAGCGGTTGATGCAAGAATTTCCGCCCGCTTGGTCAGATCCAGTGTGCTGATGCAGATTTGGCAAAAACCGGCACTTTCGCTCTTTGTTCGCACCCGCGGCCGAAAATCGAGCCCCACAGATCATCCGTGGTGCGTTAATCCGAAGTGCCCGCTATGTCGGTGAGGGGGAAATTCATGGCCAACCGTGCGCTGTTCACTGCAGACGAAATCGCTGGGCTTATGGCGTTTGATCGTCGCGGCGGTGACATCGCGGCCTGGGCAAAAGCGCGAGGTCTAAAGCCCGGCAGCGTTGCACAGGTGGTGCTCCGCGAACGGTGCCGGCCGCTCACTTACGACGAGCTGAAGAAGCGCCGTAATGCCCGACGCGCCGGTTGATCCGCTTGACGACGACGAGTTCGACGTCGCCCGCGACGATCCCTGCGGCGAGCCGGACGACATGCCGGAGCCGGACGACGGTGAGGATTAGCTGCACGCGGGGGATTCACATTCTTCCAGCGGCGCTGTAAACCTGCCGATGCGCGAATCACCGCGCCACGGAGGCACCCATGGCACCGCGTTCTTCGTCACGTTCACGCCGCTCGCCGAGCGCGCGCAGCCGGCGTACCACACCTCGCGCGGCACGGGCTCGCAGCAAGCGCAGCTCGAGCACGATGCGGAAGCGGGCTGCGACGGCCTAAAGGGCTTCGGCTTCGCAGACAGCGTACAGGAAGGCCCGGTTCGCGCCGGGCCTTTCGCTTTGAGGAGAGCCGATGCGCCCGATGCCGCCAGCAGAGATTGTCGAGCGGCAGATCGACGGGCCGATGTTCGCGCCGGCGCCGGACATACTGGAATGGATGACGGCGACGTTCATCCAGGACAGCGGCTATGTCGCCAACCCGGATCACGGTCATCTGGTGAGTGCGCGGATCGGAGTGTTATGGGCCGGCGTGCGCAACAGCCGCCACGGTCGAAGCATCGTCGGGCAAGCGGAGTTCAAGCCGCCGGGTGGTTCGATGGGGAAGTGGGCGCGGGCTAGAGCTCAAGCGCAACTGCTGGGATGGTTCGGCTGCGATCTCGATTTCCTGTTGACGTTCGACGCGGAATACGCGGCACAGGCAAGCGACGCCGAGTTTTGCGCCCTGGTCGAGCACGAGCTTTATCACTGCGGCCAGGCCAAGGACGAATTCGGGCAACCAAAGTTCATCGCCGACACCGGCATCCCGGTATTCGCAATGCGCGGCCATGACGTTGAGGAGTTTGTCGGGGTGGTGAAGCGGTACGGGGTGGTTTCAGCCGATGTGGCGGCAATGGTCGCGGCGGCTGCGGAGATCCCGACGGTCGATCCCGAATTCATCCGCGGCGCCTGCGGCACCTGTCACGCGTGACGGTTTGACCGGACCTTGACCGATGGCCGCTCCCGACGAACTGCCGGACGAGATCAAAGAGTTCATCGTTGGCCAGCTTGCGTGCTGGCAGACGCCATCTGCCGTCGCCGCGACCGTCAAGGCGGATTACGGCATCGACATCACCCGCCAGCGGGTCGAGGCTTACGACCCGACCAAGGTTGCGGGCAAGGCGCTGTCGGACAAGCTCAAGGCGCTGTTCGAGGAATCGCGGGGCCGCTACTTGGCCGACACCGCCGAGATCGGGATTGCGCAACAGACGTTCCGGCTGCGGCTGCTCGATCGCATGGCGCAGAAGGCCGAGAGCGCCGGCAACATGGGCATGGCGGCGCAGCTCGCCGAGCAGGCTGCGAAGGAAATGGGCGGCGCCTACACCAACCGCCGCGAATTGTCCGGCCCTGGCGGCAAGCCGTTGCAGGTACAGCCTGTCGCGCAAACCGCTGCCGAGGTGACTGATGAACTCGCAGGCATCTTCGGCGCCGCAGTCGCAGCCGTTCCCGCTCGAGCTGCCGAAGACCCGCCTGGAAACGATCCAGTGGTACGTCCACATCCTGACGAGTGCTTCGGCCCGATCACCGGAGCATTTGCGCCAGGCGAAGCGGAAGCTGATCCGCAATGATCTGTTCTATCTGCTCACCGTCGCCTGCAAACGCCGCGACATCAATCGCGACTGGCTGTTCGACCGCTGCCGTGAAGTAGGCGCGGCACCTAACGGTTTTTTGGACCTGTGGGCGCGTGAGCACTACAAGTCGACCATCATCACCTTCGGGCTGTCGCTGCAGGATGTGCTGGCCAGCCACGGTGAGGATCCCGAGCCGCGCTACAACGGCCGCGAAGTCACTATCGGGATTTTCTCGCACACCCGGCCGATCGCCAAAGGCTTCCTGCGGCAGATCAAGCGCGAGGCCGAGACCAACGAGGAACTGAAGGAGCTTTTCCCCGACGTCCTGTGGGCCAGCCCCGGCGCCGAAGCGCCGAAATGGTCGGAAGACGACGGGCTGATCTTCAAGCGCAAGACCAATCCGAACGAGGCGACGATCGAGGCATGGGGCCTGGTCGACGGCCAGCCGATCTCGAAGCACTTCTTCATTCGCGATTACGACGACGTGGTGACCGATCGGAGCGTCACGACGCCGGAAATGATCCACAAAACCACCGAAGCGTGGGAGCTTTCGGAAAATCTCGGCACCGAAGGCGGCTGGGTCCGTTTCGAGGGCAGCCGCTACCACCTGTTCGACACCTATTCGGTGATGATGGAGCGCGGCATTCCGGCCCGCATTCATCCCTGCACGTTGGACGGCTCCGAGGATTGGTCGAAGTCGGTGCTGCGGTCGGCCGAGTTCCTCGCTGAGAAGCGCCGACTGCAAGGCCCATACACCTTCGGAGCACAGATGCTGCTCAATCCGACCGCCGACAAGGTGCAAGGCTTCGCCGACGCGTGGGTCAAATACTGGCCAGCGCAGAACTTCACCGGGCTCAACAAGTACATCGTGGTCGATCCGGCCTCGAAAAAGAAGGCGACCAGCGACTACACCACCATGTGGGTGATCGGCGCCGCCGGCGACGAGCACTACTACGTGTGCGACGTGATCCGCGATCGGCTGAACCTCACCGAGCGCACCAAAGCGCTGTTCTATCTGCACCGCAAGTGGCGCCCGCTCGGCGTCGGCTACGAAGAGTACGGCCTGCAGGCGGACATCGAGCACATGCAATACGTGATGGCGCAGACCAACTATCGGTTTGGCATCACGGCGCTCGGCGGCTCGCTGAGCAAGCTGCACCGCATCAAGCGGCTGATCCCCGTGTTCGAGCAGGGCCGAATCCTGCTTCCGGAATCGGGCATCCTCTACACCACGGTCGGCGACAAACACACGCTCGACCTGGTGAAGGTGTTTCTCGCCGAAGAATACAAGCCGTTCCCGGTGCTCAGCCACGAGGACATGCTCGACGGCATGAGCCGCATTCTCGACCCCGAACTTGCCGTCATCTTCCCCGAGCCGATCGAACTGCAAACCCCGAAGTGGATGCAGGATATGGCCGAGGAAGGGGAGGGCGGCGACTTCATGGCCACCTAACACACCACTGGAGACCAACGACAATGACCGATTCAGCCGCGAACCTCCAAACCAAGGCCGGCACTGCATGGCATGTCCAGGGCAACGCCATCATGGCGCAGCTCGGACACATCACCGGCGCCGGCAGTCCGCTCGGCTCCGTCACGCCCGCTTTCGCCGGCCAGGAATACCAGGACACGACCGCTAAGCAGTTCTGGCGCGCGAACGATGTCACCAATACGTCGTGGGTGCAGGTCGGCGGATCGGGCGGCGGCGCTGGCAGCGGCAATGTCAAAAACACCGCCATCACCACCGTTGGCGCCGGCACGCTCACTGCTGCCGCGATCGCCGGCGGCATCATAAGCCGCTCGGGCTCGACGGCGGCTTACACCGACACCACCGATACGGCCGCGGCGATCATCGCCGCCATGAGCAACGAGGCGGTGAACTCGTCCTTCGTCCTCGAAATCCGCAACACCGTGAACTTTCCCGAGACGATTGCCGCCGGCACCGGCGTCACGCTGTCGGGCAACACGATCGTTCCCGGCAACAGCATCGGTTATTATCTCGTCACCATCACCGGCGCTGGCGCGGTGTCCATGGTCGGCTTCGGCGTATCGCCGCTGACCATGCAGCCGCCGATCGCTTCGACCGCGCTCACCACGGTTGGCGCCGGCACCATTACCGGCGCCGGCATTGCCGGTGGCATGAGCCTGCGCTCGGGGCCCACCGCCGCCTTCACCGATACGACCGATACCGCTGCAAACATCATTGCGGCGCTGCCGAACGCGACCATCGGGCAGTCGTGGGATTGGACTTACGAGAACACCACAAACTTCCTGGCAACGCTCGCTGGCGGAACGGGCGTAACGATTTCAGGCAACACGCTTGTCCCGCAGAACTCGTGGGCGGAGTTCCTGGTCACCTATACGGCCGCGAACACCATCACGCTTCAGTGCGTCGAGGCGGGCTCGAACGCGCCGATCCCGGACGCGCAATATTCCACCGCTGCGCTGCAATCAGCCGTGATCCCGGCCGCCAATATGGCTGGCGCCAAGATTGTTGCCTTCGAGACCACCGGCACCACGCCCGCCAACCTGCAATCGGATACGGCCGCCAACATCGTTGCCGCGATCCCGAATGCCAAAGTCGGCATGTCGTACCTGCTCAAGATCAGGAATTCGTCAGGCTCCGCCAACACCGCGACCATCACGACGAACACCGGCATCACGCTTCACGGCACCATGACCATCGCGCAGACCGTCACGCGTGACTTCCTGGTGCAGCTCACCTCGCTCACCGCAATCGATATCTATTCGATGGGGATTTCGGCGGCTGGCGCGTAAGGCGCGGCCGTAGTTTTTCAGGTGGGACGCCGGTAACCGAATTCATAAGGCCCGGTGCGGCAAAGCTTGCCTCCATCTCGCGCCTCCAAAGCGCAGCGCGCAGCAAGACGTCCCAGAGAATAAAACGGAAGAGGAATGCGCCCATGTCAGGCAGCGGCGGTTTCGACACCAGCCAGGTCACCGTTCAAAGCAGCGGCGCAACGCTAATCGCCGCGCGACGGCCTGGGCGCAACGCCATCACGATCATCAACCGGGGCACCGTGCCGGTCGAGATCGGCAATTCAAGCGCGGTGACGACGGGTGCGGGTGCCGAGCTTCCCGGCGTTGCCGGCGCGAGCCTCACCATTCCCACCCAGGCCGAGGTTTGGGGCATCGCCGAAAGCGCGACGCAATCAGTCAGCGTGGTCGAAACCTACTGATGCCGTCCGAGCAGAACGCCGCCACGCCGAGCGATCCACCCAAGCCGAGCAACAGCGAAGGCCAAGGCATGTCCTACCAGGGCAGCTCCGGCGGTGGCGGCGGTGGCTTTGCACTCGATCTCTTCGACCTGTCCGACTTTCGCAACCTGCTAAAGCTATGAGGCTAAACTCATGACGCTTCACCTTTTGGCCAAAGCGGCGAAGGACGGTGGCGGCACCACGATCGCGGGCGGCGTCAATTTCAACGACGAGAGCGCCGCCGGCACCGGGCCGTTCGATCAGGCTGTGGTGCTGGTCGACAGCACGCAGCATGAAGTTCTTGGCACCACGGCCGACGCAGCGCAGACCGATCAGACACAGACTGCGGGCTTGATTGCCCTCGTCAAAGGCATCATCGCCACGCTCAAGACGCTGGTGGTGCTCGGCGCTGGCTCGAATATTGTCGGCAAGGTCGGCGTCGACCAGACGACGCCGGGCACCACCGACAGCGTGACGGTGGCGACCGGCCAGGGTGCCGGTGCCGCGATCGGTGCCACTAATGGCGCGGCTGTCATCACGGACGCCAACGGCACGATCCAACAATATTTGCGCGGCCTGGTGAAACTGATTGCCGCCAAGATCGGCGTGACGGTCGCCGATGGCGACGCCGCGACCGTAGGAGCGAAGGCCGATCCCGCGGTGACCGACTCGACCGCTTCCGCTTCCGTCGTCGCCGCGCTCAAGGGCCTGCTCACCACGATCGGCACCAAGGCGGCCGGCACTGCGGCGCTCAAAAGCCTCCTGATGGGCGGCGTCTTCAACACCACCTATCCGACGCTGACCAACGGCCAGCAGGCGGCGCTGCAGCTCGACGCGTTCGGCGGCCTGGCGACGGTCGGCCAGCGCGTGCTCGGACCCATCAAAGGTGCGATCAACAATGCGCAGAGCAGCTATACGCCGAGCAGCAATGTCCTCAATATCGGCGGCCTGATCACGGTCTCGACCGGATTGCCGGCAGGCACGGTGTTGTCGGCAGTCACCGTCAGGGTGAAGGCGCTGGCGTCCGACGTGACGGCTTTCGGCGTCCCGCAGATCAAGATTTTCGACGCCAACCCTGCCACATCAAATTTTACCGACAACGTGGCTCAGTCGTTGAACAGCGTTGATCTGGACAAGCTGCTGGCCAATGCCAACGTTTCGGCGGCCGCGACGGATGTCGGCGGCGGCCAGATTTGGTCGCTTGCGGGGACACGGATGACGCTCGATGGGAGCGGCAATCTCTACTTCACACTTGGCGTCGGCGGAACGGCAACTTTTTCCGGTACCAACAAACTGCGTTACGAGGTCGACGGCGCCTATTAGCCGATCGCGCCGTCGGCGCCGCGATCGGCGCGGGTCACCATTTCACGACATTCCGCCTAAGTCGACAACGTCATCGTCGCATCGACGCGCCCCGACATTGTGCTGCCCACCTTGGCCACAACGGCGCCGGCGGTGAAGGTGACGAGCGCGTCCATCGTCCACAACCCTGCAACGAGGGCGAACCGAATGCAACGGCAACCATAGCGGGATCATGAAATTCGGCCCGGTTCCCCCCAAGAAACTGCCCAAGCAGGATCCCGCAAGGGTGCTCCTCCTCGCGGAGAAATGGCAGCGCGCGGCCTATGCGCAACTGGCTTGGTCCGAGCCGGCGAAGGTTTGTTACGATTTTCTTGAAGGCCGCCAGTGGGCGGAAGCCATCAAGGCGGAGCTGCGCCGCCAGCGCCGGCCGCACTTCAGGTTCAACATCATCGCGCCGCTGGTGCGCCTGGTGCTCGGCTATCACCGCGCCAACAAGACGGATATCACCTTTAAGCCCGGCCAGGACATGCGCGCGTCCGAGCACATCGCCACGGCCTTGAGTGACGTCGAGAAGGTGATCGCGACCGGATGCCACCTCGAATACGTCGATACCGAAGTGTTCCTGGACGGCATATGCGGTGGCCGCGGCTGGTATGACACGCGGCTGAGTTTTGAGACCAACGATCTCGGCGAGATCAGCACCAGCGCCCGCGACCCGTTCGCAATCTACCCGGACCCCGACGCCGACGCCTATAACCTCGACGAATCGGCAAACTTCATGGCCGAGGCGCGCTATGTCTCGCTCGACGAGATCGAAGCGACGTTCGGCAAAGGCGCCATGGAGCTATTACGGCCGTTCGTGCTCGGCCAGACGCCACTGGCGCCGATCTCTTCAATGATTGTTACCGACGAGATCAGCCCGGTCCGCACCTTCGGCCACCGCGAGGACCTCGAAGACACCTGGTGGGACAACTTCTACTCGCTGGTCGGCGATTTCGTCGACACCAGCAGGCGCACCATCCGCTTGATCGATATGCAGTGGAAGGTGAAGGAGCCGCGCAACGTCGCCATCGACCTTGAAACCGGCGATCGGGAAGTGTTGCCGGATAAATGGGGCCAAGACGAGATAGAGAAAATCAAGCTCTATGCCGAGCGGTGCCGCACCCCGCTCGAAATCCAGCGCCGCACCGTCGAGCGCATTCAGTGGACGACGTTCGCCGGCGATTTGCTGCTCTACGACAGCCCGTCCTACTACGACGGCTTCACTCAGACCGGATATTTTCCTTATTTCCGCCGCGGCATCACCCGCGGCATGGTGGAGGACTTGGTCGATCCGCAGCAGGAGAAGAACAAGCGGCGCAACGCGCGCATCGAGATCGCCGGCAAGCTCGCCAACGGCGGCTGGACCTACACCGACTCCACCTTCACCCCGCACCAGGAGCGGATGCTGAAGAAGTACGGGTCATCGCCCGGCGTGAACGTCGTCTATAAAAAGGGCGAGCAGAAGCCCGAACCGATCGTCCCCGGCGGCACCGCCAACGCCCACAAGCAGCTCGAGGACGACGCCGACCAGGACATCAAGAACATCGCCGGCATCAACGAGGCGGCGCTCGGCCAAGAGCTGAACGTACAATCCGGTCGCGCCATCCAGGCCAAGCAGCGCCAGGCGGTGCTCGCGATCCAGATGTACATGGACAACTTCAAGCGCTCGAAAATGCTGATCGGCGCCAGCCATCTGCGCATCATTCAGGCTTATTACACCGAGCCGCGGCTCTACCGGATCATGGGGAAGAACGGCCACTTCTCCCAGGTGCTTTTGAACGAGGAGGTTCAAGACCCGACAGGTGGGTTGGCAGCGATCAAAAACGACGTGACCGTTGGCAAATATGCCGTGGTCATTGACGACGCGCCGCTGTCCGACACATTCCTGCA